GAAGATTGCGGTTGCGGTTGCGGTTGCGGTTGCGGTTGCGGTTGCGGTTGCGCCACTTCCAGTTTTTTGCGTCCTCTTTTCTTCTTTTCATCCATCACCATTGTTGTGCCAATGTCTTGCCCTGCTGTCGATGTCGATGTCGATGACAACAATGCGGTTGCCGGTTTCTTCTTACTTGCGGTTGTTCTTGACTTTTGCATTGGTGTAAAAAAATGGTTATTTAACTTGTATCATGAACTGTGTGATACATTTTAAGTTGTTTTATTATATTTTTTCTCGGTCTCGGTTTGATAGCACGTGCGACACAACGGAAGGTAGTTGTCACTTCCGATCACAATTTGGTCGGTTTCGCGAGTGGTTCTGAAACTGAAAATGGCTTCCTTTCCGTTGCGACAAATGCTGCAGAGAGACGTGAGTTTGCACACCTTGTCACAGTGTGGAATCAAATCCAGGAACGCGCCGATGCGTTTCTTCTCAAAGTCGCCATCCAGCCCGCATATGTAAACGCGTTTACCAGCATCCACCCAGCGCAAGATGCGCACAATGTCCGGGAAGAACTGGCCTTCATTGATGAGCAGCACCTCGGCCGCAGACACTTCATCCATGTGCTTGGACTCCAGCTCTTCAATGGTTGAGCACATGACACATGGAATCATGGTGCGGTCATGCGTGGAAAGAAGAGCGGCTTCTGCGGCGGCATAGCGGGTGTCGCCTGCAAAATTCACGACAACCACGCGCATGTTGCAAAAGGTGCACTGTTTGTGTAAATTCGTGAGCCACGTGGTTTTGCCCGAGAACATGGGCCCAATTGCCAATTCCAAATATCCAGGTGTTGTCATAATCGGTTGTTGAGGTTGATGTTGATGTTGCAGTCGCATGTCTCTAAATTGGGAACAACATTTTATTCATCAATTTTTTCTTTAATTTAAAAAATAATTTTTTTGGATTTAGTGCAACATGAATATCAATATAAAAATACGTTCAAATGTTTAAATACTCACCTCCAACAAAACATTTGAATGACCACGACCACGACTACGACTGATGTGAGCACAACCAATGCACCCATGAACAAATCCACGCCCTGGGTTGAAAAATACCGTCCGACAAATTTCAACGACATTGTGCTGGACCCGCTGAACAAGCTCATGATGCGCAACATCATTGCGACCGGTCATTTCCCCAACCTGCTGTTTTATGGACCGCCAGGAACGGGAAAAACCACCACCATCATAAATCTGGTGAATGAATACCAACAAGCCCGAATGAAGTGCGTGAATAGCGGCCTGATGATTCATTTGAACGCGTCCGATGAAAGAGGCATCGACATCATCCGTGTTCAAATCAACAGTTTCGTCACGACCAAATCTCTCTTTGGCAACGGCACAAAATTCGTCATACTGGATGAAGTGGACTACATGACGAAGAACGCGCAAATGGCGCTGCGGCACTTGCTCAACAGCTACAATTACAGCCAACACAACGTGCGGTTTTGTCTGATATGCAATTACATCAGCCGCATTGACGAAGCGCTGCAAACCGAGTTTGTGCGCATGCGCTTCAACCAGCTGCCCGTCGAAGAAATAAACAAATTCATAACAAAGGTGAGCGTGAGCGAAGGATTGAATGTGTCCGACGAAATGATATGCTCCATCCAAAAACAGTTCAATTCGGACATTCGCAGCATGATAAATTACATGCAAACCAACCAGGACGCAAATTCTGAACAGCACGTCATCATCACGGATTCCACGTGGAATGAAATGACGAACGAGTTGAAAACTGGGATTGGTTCGGTTGAACGCATTTGCACCGAAATAAACCGAATCAGCCGAGACTGCAATTCAGGTAGAAAAAACATGATAAAAATGTATGCGAATTACTTGATTCGACATCATCCCGACCTCGTGTCGTCCACCCTTTTGAACAAGATAGAAAATGCAATGCATGTGATGGAATGCAACACGGACCATCTGGTGCATTATCTCATTTTGAATTTCGCAAAATGTTTTAGCGCCGCATCATGATGGTGCTTTTTAATACATGATTTTAAAAAAGAATTGATTCCATTTCAACTTAAAGAGACACACTCAGTATCAAAATAACGCACGGTCTGCAATGGCGATGCTTGATTTGGAATGGGAACAATTTTTGAATCAGGCGGACAAGTCAGAATTCGGAATGGACTCCAGCAAACCAACGGAATCCGCGAAGCCAATGACAAAGGCATCTGCGAAGGCAATCACAAAGGCATCCGCGAATGCATCCGCGAAGCCAATCATGAAGGCGCCCAAATGCGTGGACCACGATGAAGAGGGGACAGACAAGGATGATGATGATGACGAGTGCGCCGACGTTTGTCTGAATGAAGAAGGCGACGATGTGGTTGTCGGTAATGCATTGACGGAAGAAACAAAACCCAAATGCACACCAATTTACGTCAGCACGAAAACCAAAATTTCGTATTTGACGAAACCGGTCGACATTCACACCGCATTTTGGCAAATTCCTGTGTTGAAGTATGCAGTGCCAAAAGAGGGAACCATCAAAAAACAGATGAAGTTTTCCACAACAGACCCAAATGAATTGGCGGCGACACAGGCCAGGCTCAAGCAAGAAGTTGCATGCGTGAACGAATTCGTCATTGAGCATATTGAAAACCCGGAGGGGCGCATCAAATTCAAGGACCAGCGCAAAATCAGCATTGGTCTTTGCAAAAAAGACATCGTCAGCTACCGCATCAAACAAAAACGGGCATTCTTCAACTGCTTTGTTGTGATTCTGCGCGTCATTGATGAAGACGACGAGCACGGAAATTTCAAGGAAATGCACGTGAAGGTGTTCAACACTGGGAAACTGGAAATCCCGGGCGTGAAAACCGATGCAATGCTGCACAAGGTGCAGACCCTGTTGGTGCAGATTTTAAAGCCCATCATGGGCGACGACCTCGATTTCCAGCGCGACCAATGCGAAACGGTGCTCATCAATTCCAACTTCAAGTGCGGGTATTACATCAACCGCGATGCGCTGTATCACTTGTTGAAATACAAGTATCGCATCAACTGCAACTACGACGCGTGCTCCTATCCAGGCATTCAGTGCAAGTTCTTTTACGTGCAGGGCATGCAGCTTGGCGAACAAACGGGGCAGCAGCCGGTGCATTTCACGGGGGATGAAACCAACAAGCACAAAAAAGCGCGCAATGACACGAAACCGCATTATGAAATATCCTTCATGATTTTCCGGACAGGCAGTGTGCTCATTGTTGGAAAGTGCAATGAGGACGTGCTGCACGAAATCTATGATTTCATTCGAACCATGCTGGAGACGGAATACATGACAATCGGCAAATGCCTGGTCACCAGTGACCCCTTGGAGAAAAAACGGGTCCCCAAAGTGAGACGCAAGGTGCTCATCTTCAACGACGGCGGGCATGGGCATGTTGTTCCATCAACTCAATCCAAATATTAGTGGCACGCAGATTTTATGATTTTCGGATATATTAAAATAATAAATAAGTATTTAAAGATACAAACCCGATTTAGAACATAATTTGACGTAAAAACATAAACAATTTGCAATAAACAATGAGCAATCAACCTCCTGTCCGCGGGGGTGCAGCTGCCCCCTCCAACGCGCCACCTAGTGGCAACAACGGCAGCACAAGTGCGACACAGAAGGATGATTCTTCTTATCGTTTGCCCAGCAATGTGTGCATTAGTCATGCCATGAAGCTCGCGATTGTTGAAGACAAGCCGATTATGATGGATTATTGGACTGCGTCATTGGATAAGTCTGTGATTATCGGAGTCAGTGAAAACAAGGACAAGCTGCTGGTGAAGAGCGAGGATGAGTACACTAGCACGATTGCAAAGATTTACAAGGTGGAGACGGAATACATCATTATGACGGAAAACTCCATTTACATTGTGAGCAACGACATTCCCACCAAACGCATCAATTAATTTGCACATTGAATTGAATTGAATTGAATTGTCAAAACAAAACATTTAGGAAAATTTTTTTTTCTTTGGTAATGTTATAACAAACTCAATCATAATGGCTTATCGTCGCAAAACCTGCCGCAAGGCTCGCCGTGGAGGCCGCAAGGCTCGTCGCACTGCCCGCAAGCATTAAGCATGCGTCATGCGTTTTAAATGATATGTAAATGTTTGAATAACAAATTTAAACATTTCACAATGCATTAATCCAATATCCAAAACATTTAGCCACATAAACACACATATTGCATCGATGTCTGAACATTCAACCTTCTCAATGAAACATTTAGAAGAAGAAGGCGAGAGAAAAGTCGATGAGTTAATGAAGACAAACACCGTGTCTGAGAAAACGTTGATGGACATTATTAAGCAAGGCAATCACGAGTTTAAGGGCGAGCACGGACGCGACATGACCTACTCTGAAATGCGGTCATTGTATGGATAAATGGAACCACACCCACATCACGCTATAAAATGCCGGACAGCGCGGCAATCTGCTCCTCGGTTAGCGACGTGGGCAACGCAATGGAGAACCGGATTTTCAGCGCACCGGTTTCATCGTAGCCCAATCCTGGCAGCACCTTTGTTTCGTTCATGGAAGTTATGGAGCACGATTTGCAGTTGAATTTATAACTGCGACCGTTCAAATGCACCAGCTCGAACGTGAATCCGCACAGCGCGTCCTTCAAAGAGATGCGATGCTCCACAACCAAATCGACATCTCCATCGCGGATAAACACGGGGTGCTCTGCAATGTTGATTTGAATGGTGATTGCATGCCGTCTCCCGTGGCTTTTGCCTGGAATGTGTATCTTGTGTCCATTTGCGACGCGAGGAGGAACATCAATCAACACAATGTCGGTTTGTTTGTTGTAATTTTCATCATGATATGACACATTTATGGGACGCTGCGTGCAGCCATTGTAAGCATCGGAGAGAGAAATGGACACCATCTCAATGTGGTCGCATTCTTCCACGCTTTCCTCGCATGGGGGCGCCGGTTGTGCATCATGGGATGCATCGTGCGATGTTGTGGTGAAATTGTGAATGATGATTTTAGGGCCCATGCCCATGCCCATGCCCACACCATTCCCTCCAAACATGGCTTCGAACATGTGGTGCGCCGGATGTTGTGGGTGTTGATGTTGTTGATGTTGTTGTTGATGCATTGCTGCAAACAGCATATCCAGTGGATTGACACCCATGCCCATCGGACCACCCATGCCCATCGGCCCCATGCCCATCGGCCCCATGCCCATCGGACCACCCATGCCCATCGGCCCACCCATGCCCATCGGACCCATTCTATGAACTCGGTGCCCGCCAATGCCCATTTGCAATTCAAAATCATAATTGCTCCGTTTTTCAGGGTCGCCAAGCACGTTGTATGCCTCATTTATTTCTTGAAATGCGCGCTTGGACTCTTCCGAGTTCCCGTTTTTGTCGGGGTGCAAATCCATTGACAACCGGCGAAATGCGCGCTTGATTTCATCGTGCGTGGCCTTCGGCGACTCCAGCTCCAACACATCGTAATGCGAACGTGGCATGAATTTGATTGATTTGGTTTATATATAACACAATGTTTGAATGCTTTTATTATCATTTTGCATTGCATAATAATAATAATAATAATAATGCTATTTTAAACATTTTGCAAATTTCACATTACGTTCCCCCGGATTAGTACCCATCCCGAATGGCTTTGCCAACAGGGAACCGAGGTACGTTCAACTCGCTCAGCTCTTGATAAATGACGGTCAGCAGTTTTCCCCTATATGTGTGCCCCTCCTGAAACCATTGGCGCCGTTGTTCCTGCGTGCCTCTTGGACGCACGCTGAATTCTCGCTCCTCCGCCGTTCTGCACACCCAAACCACGGTTCCTTTGTCCCGACCATCGGCTTCTTTGAAGCCCACAATCGGATACTCGGCCTCCACGAATTCCTTGTACTTTTGCAGGTCGTGGCTGCGGTAATTCTGCCGATACACTCCGCCCACATTTCTCAGCATGATGCCCTCGTATCCACCCGCAACATACTCGCTGAACGCCTGCCGGAACTCGCCCACCGTGTGTATTAGTTGCGTGTGCACCACTTCCAAATGCGCGCACTTTGTGCCGCCAATCGTGCCAACGACGCGGTCGTGCCGTTCAGAATACGGCGCGTCATTCATGACAATGTCATACACATGATATTTTATGCACCGCACGCGCTCCACGTCCGCCTCGGTCAGCTTCTTTTTTTTAATGAGTCCCGCCAGCTCTTCGAACGGAATGTCGGTGGTGTAAAGCTCGCCATCCAGAATTAGGCCCGGGTTTTTCAGCAGCATTGGCCGCAACTCGTCGCAAATGTGCTCCACGGTTTCAAAGTAGGCGCCCGTGCGCGACTGGGCAACCACTTTGCAATCGTTGCTGTTGCCGCACTTCACCATGTAGCACACGCATCTCAACCCATCCAGTTTGGGCTGCACGTAGCACGGAAACACAATGTCGTTTTTTTTGTTCTTTGAACTAACCGGCTCATACGTGTGCGCCAACATGGGAAACACTTTGCTTTCGGTTAATGGGGGGTTTGATTCGGAGTTTGAGTTTGTTTCTGATTCAGATTCTAAAACAGGTGGAACGAGAGAATATCCCTCTTTTTCCATCTTGTCCTGCCATTTTCGCCGGGTTTCAGACATGCATTGTTGCAACGGAGTCGTCTCGTTCTTTTTGCCGAGGTTCTTTCCTTCCGTGTATTCGCGACTGGTGGTCTGTTTTTTGCCGTCCAGTTGGCCATACACTATTTCGGCGGTTGCGTTTCCATTCAGGATGTCGAGATGGACGCGCGCACTCCACGATTTTGTTTTTCCATTTTTTTCCACACCATATATGGTGGGGAACTCGTGCTGCGTTTGCATGACACAGATGCAGACATGCATTGATTGCGCACATAGGGTTTATATGCATTTCACAATGTGTTTTGTGGTTTAACACAGCTTGACCTCGGGCTCATAGGCGCATCCTTGAAACACCAGTCGCTGCGGCTTGCAAAATGCGCTGAAGTCGTATGGCGTGATGACCGTCCACGGCACCGACTTGTCCAAAACCCCGGCGACCACAAGCACGAACGAAATGAGCGCGCTGCACCAAAACGACGTGGTCTTTTGAGTATTGTGGTTGTGGGAAGAGGTCTCAATTTGCTGCAGCGTCTTGTGCTCGTCAAAGTAGCATTTAATCCAGTCGCAGGGGTTAAGGTCATACGGACACGCCTTGGCCTTCTCGTATGCGGTTTTGATGCCGTCTTCCAGTTTTTTTTCATCGACACCCTCATGCAGTTGGATGCGGCGCACACACAAATGACCATAGCCTTGGGACGCGTATTCCGCCCAAACTTTGGAGAGCGGACACACTTGCACCCCGAATTTGAATTCTCCGGAAACTGCGTCGGGGAAACGCTCGCTGCCGCTTTCCAGCACGTAGTATTCCTCTTCCGTCAATGAGGGGTCAAGCCAGGTCGGTCGATGCAGCACCATGCTGACATGACTGTAATTCGATGAAGTGAATCTCTCTATTAGACGCGAATACCAGTATTTTGTGGTATTGTATAACAAAATGTCGCCGGTTTTAAACGCATGCTCGTGCGTGTTTGTGGTCATTGATGTATTGTATGTAAATTCACAATAAATAAGATGAATAAGATAAATTAGATAAATGACAATGAATGTGTCTCATTCGCTTAAATCATTCATGAAAAAAACTCATAAAAAGAACCCATTGTGAAATGCAACTGCAGACACACACCTATATAATCCATAGAATCCATAGAATCCATAGAAATGCAATGCAATTCGACAATGAATGACCCTTTCATAAACAAGTATCAGCCACGGATGTTCAATGAGTTTGAACAACTGACGCCCCTCATGGTAGAGTTGCTGCAGTCTCTCATTCAACTGCACGAACTGAATTTGCTGATTGTCGGGGATTCGGGTTCGGGGAAAACGTCGTTGGTGAATGCCATTGTTCGTGAATACTATGGCGCGAAAAACGACCCCGAAAACGTCATGGTCTTGAACAGCTTGAAGGACCAAGGCATTCAATTCTACCGAAATGATATGAAAATATTTTGTCAGACCGGTTCTCTCATTCCCGGCAAAAAGAAGCTAATCATTCTGGACGACATCGACTCCATCAACGAACAAAGCCAGCAGGTGTTTCGAAACTGCATCGATAAATACAAGCACAATGTGTGTTTCATCGCTTCCTGCATCAACGTGCAAAAGGTGATTGACAATTTGCAGTCCCGTCAAATCATTGTCAAAATCAACCCGATTGACCCAGCCTGCTTGCACAAGATTTTGAAGAAAATATGCGTTCGTGAAAAGTTGAACATTCATGCCGATGCCAACGAGTTTGTGCTGCGAGTGTGCAATGGCTCAGTGCGCATTTTGATTAACTACATGGAAAAATTCAAAATCATTGGGCTCCCCATTTCGTTGGAGCTGGCCAATCAATTGTGCACCAACATCAGTTTTAGCGCATTTGAGAGATACACGCGCGATTGTTTGAGCGAAGGCACCACAATTTCGCACTGCATTTCGCACCTGTATGCTCTGCACGACCAAGGCTACTCGGTCATGGACATTCTGGACAGTTATTTCATGTTTATCAAAAACACGCAACTCATTGATGAAACGATTCAATACAAAACGATTGCAATCATATGCAAATACATCAGCATCTTTCACAACATTCATGAAGACGAGATTGAATTGGCGCTCTTCACAAACAACCTGCGCCAACTGTTTCATTCGCATCCATCGCAATGACGGCTGACGGCCATTGATTTTTATCGATGGATTGAGCAAAATATTTATATAATGATATAATAGTTGTAAGTATGGCCGTGGTTGTGGCTATGGATGAAAATGGAACAGGAACAGACCCATGTTTGACGACCAAGACGCATAAGTTATTGAAAATGTCTGTTCCAAATGAATTGTTTTACGATTTTATTAAGAAAATTGCGCATAAAATGCCGAATTCTGAACATTTTTTGATTGACTTGTTTGCATACAAAAAAGCAACTTATTGCGACGAATGTCCAGATGGCACTGTCACTCAAAGCCAATCATTACTGCAAAAATTTTGCGAGGATTTGATGCCGTATTATTGCAAGGACAAGCAGTTCTTTCTTACGAGGAAGATGTCGTACAACAATTTGAACACCATTTTAAGACAGATATGTCGGTACAATTCGATTGAATGCCGGTCGGAGCGCAAGTATGATAAATCCAAAACTCACATTGTGTATTACATTCACGATGCGACATGAAATGAATTGTTTCAGATATTAATATATTTATATATCAATATTATATCAATACATCAACATCATCAACATTATTAATATTACATATAACCAAGACATCAACCCCAAATGCTGTCCGCAAAACTCGTCGCATTTTATTTAGTCATCATTTTGGCAGGCATCGCATATAATCGCTATGCAAAATCACAGGAAGGCAACAACATGAGCGACGACTACAATTTAATCAAAAAGTATTTGCTGAACGACAAATCTCTCACGGACACGCGCAAGCCGTTCATGTGGATTTTCATTGATTACGAAACGAACGCGCGCAACTGGTCCAGCTGGGGGTCGCGCAACTCCACCCATTTGAATCAGCCGTACATGTATCTCACCATTCGCAGCATTGTGGAACAGTGCGGCAAGTCGTTCAACGTGGTTCTTGTGGATGACGCCGCGTTTCAGCGCCTGTTGCCGGACTGGACCATTAAGGTGCAGAACATGCCGTTCCCATTGAAGCAGCATTTGAGGGACCTCGCAATGGCAAAGGTGCTCTACAAATACGGCGGCATCAATGTGCCCGCATCTTTCATCTGCCTGAAGGATTTGAAGTCCGCATATTCCGAGTTGTTGAAAGGTTCCGGAAAAAGCATGTTTGCCGGCGAGTTTGTCGCCCGCAATTCTGCTGCAGCCAACGTGTCGTTTTTCCCCGACAGCAAACTCATGGGTTGCACGAAGGAGAGCCCCGTCATGAAGCAGTACATAACTTATTTAGAGCCATTGGTGACATCCGATTACACCAATGAATACGAGTTTTTAGGACAGAATGACCGCTGGTTGTATAAACAACTTGTCAGCACCCCCCCGCAAATGTCCATGATGTGCGGCTCTTTAATCGGCACCAAAACCGTCGATGGACGGCCGGTGGTCATTGAAGAACTGCTTGGCGAAGAAGATGTCGATTTCGCAAAGGATGCACTTGGCATTTACATTCCCTCGGACCAAATACTGAATCGGCTGGCGTTTCAATGGTTCGCACGCCTGTCACCGCGCCAAGTGCTGACGTCCAACACCGTGGTCGGCAAATATTTACTGCTGTCGAATGATAAATGAACCGGGCTTCGTGCAAATGATGAAAATATATTATCAATGTTATGTATTTGAGAGAAAACATCACATTAACCGCACAATAAATGCATAAAATCGGAATCATTGGAAACGGATTTGTTGGAAAAGCGACCCTGACACTTCAGTGCGACGACATTGATGTGCTCTGCTATGACATAAACCCCGAGCTGTGCGTGCCCAAGGGAACCACGCTGCACGATTTGTTGGCGTGCTGCGCCATCTTCGTCTCGGTGCCAACCCCCATCAACGCTGCCGGCAAGACCTCCATGAAATATGTCGACACCGTCATCACTCAATTGAGAGAGTTGAGCTACAAAGGGTTCACGGTCATCCGCTCAACCGTTCCAGTGGGCACGTCCGACCATTATAACTGCAGCTTCATGCCCGAATTTTTAACCGAGAAGAATGCAATCAATGATTTTGTGAACAATGCGAACTGGATTTTTGGTTGCAACGATGACGAAACCAAGGACGCATTCATGGAGCTGATGACGAGCATCATTCGCGCAGCACATGCGCACAAGAAAATCGCCCATGACCGCATCACGTTCATGCACAACAAGGAAGCCGAAATGGTAAAATACTTTCGCAACACGTTTTTGGCAACCAAAATTTCATTCTGCAATGAAATTCACGCCTTTTGCGACAAACAGGGCATCGATTATGCCCGAATGGTGGATGTCGCCGCGGAAGATGCGCGCATTTGCAAAAGCCACACGGCAGTTCCTGGCCACGACGGGCGGTTCGGGTTTGGCGGAACGTGTTTCCCCAAGGACATTAGCAGCTTGCGCGCGCAAATGGATGAGGCCGATGTGCGCCACCTTTTGTTGGATGCCGTGATTCATCGAAATGACACCATTGACCGCGCCGAAAAGGACTGGATGCACGACGTTGGCCGGGCGGTTGTCAAAGATTGATTTAGGGCCAAAGGCTACCGCGCTGAACATCGGTTCCCCGGGTTTCAGTTCTCAATCGCATTGAACTGCGCCATCCATTTCTTGTTCAGGTCCCGCACGATTTCATCCTGCTGCGCCAGCTTGAATGCCCGGCGCATGTCGTCCTCCGTCTGCAGTTGCTGCGACCGAGCCATTTGGGTTTCGGTTTCGGAGTAATTAAATGTCCGTCGGTCTATGTCTCGTGACATTTGTAATTCATTTATGTTTTTGTATTTGCGCACGGCTTCATAGTCTTCGTGTGTGACGGGGATGACCGTTTCCGTGTGCGCTTTCCGCAGGTCTTCATACGCCAGAGAGCCGCCAAAGTTCAGGCCACTGGAGTGCTCTTCAGGGCGCTCGCGTGCAAGGCCGTATCCGCCACCTGCGCCAAAGGAATCAAATGACCGGACCTCGCTGCGCACGACGAGCGCTTGATCCCTTAACTTCTTTTTCCGGCGTTCCAGCTGCTCCATGCGCTGGGCCCAGGACGAGCCCTCGCCCATAGCATCATTATCCTCGTTGTCTTCGTTGTCATCATTTTCTGCATCATCTGCATCATTGCTTCTGAGCCAGTCGCCGTAGCCGCTGTCTTGCTCCTCATCGTGCAACCGATTTTGTTCAAACGTTTGGTTGAACCAGCGGTTGAACTCGGCCGCATTCATGCGCTTCAGCTTGTCGGAATTGGCATTGCGGCGCGCGTCGATGTCCTCCTTCACGTCGTCGTATTTGGCATCCTTTTGACGCGACAGCCCGGCGCGCACTTGATACACCTCGTGCAGAATCTTATACGCCTTGGAGAAAAAGAGGAAGTACTCTTTGTCCAGGCCGGACTTGTCGGGGTGCGTGCGCATGACCGTCAGCTTGGCCTCGCGCATGTGCGCTTCCGTGAACACGGACGGCAGCTTGAATAAATTGAGAATGTCGCGCAACTCGTAGTTGCGAATGTCTAAATCCAAATCTAGATCCATCGGTTTGAGAGAAAATGGTTCAAATGTTAATAATACAACCTTGACAATGTTTGTATTATTATTTTTATTATGTTATTTTCGAAACATATGTTCAATGTTTTCTGGATTTTCTGGATTTTCTGGATGTGGTTCGTTGCTTGCGTTTTTTCGATTGGTTAAATCTTTTGTGTTTTTTAGATTTTCTTCCTCCGCCCTCGCTGTCAGATTCGTTCCGATTACGCGGACTCTTTGCACCAATTGGCAACTGTTTTTCTGGTATTCTGCAGGACAAAACAACCACAAAGTCATTCCTTTTTGGTTTAATTAAACCGGCGTTAATTCCATTTTGCATCAACACAGACAACCGTATTTCATCACCATGTTTTTGTTTCATCTCAGGTGTCCATACAAATTCAGATTCTCGGTTCATGTTTCGAATGCCCATGTCTAAATTTTTTATGTGTTTTTTTAATGCATGCATATGATAGGTTTCCGGGACGGTGCCAGAAGCAGCAGCAGCAGCAGCAGCAGCCAATTCCGATTCCGCATGTGCCTTTGCATCTGCAAATGCGTCCATCCTGTATGCAGTTGGTGGCGAGGATTTCGGGTATTCGCGAAGTGTGTGTCCGAGAGTTTCTTTGCTCACAAGTCCGAACTGATGAGACACGTCATCAATTGTGCCAGTTTGGGTATTTATGCTGACAATACCTTCAACGGTTGCAGCACCTTTGCCAAATAGAAATATATCTGTCATTCTATTTCCAGCGCGATGACAACGAATTTCGCATGTGCTTCTTGAAGTATCTGGAATATGTTCTCGCATTTTGCAGAGAGCGCGTTCAATCATTTGTCTAAATGCACTTTTTGTATGACCTACCTCATCGGCGGCAATCATTTCTAGGTTTTCTGCAAATACGAGTTGCGGAGGATGTTCTGCCATGAACCACCGCAACGGTTTTCCAAATTGAGCAGTTGTAAATGTATCAACCTCGGTTTCAAAGTCAACCACTTCATTCTTTCTGTGATCTCTGGAACTTACACTTATCGGTTGTATACTATTTCCTAATGCGCGCCCATTAAATGGAAATTTGAACCTCGGGAGGTTTGGATTTTCTTCATCACCGGTTTTCACCGGCATAATTCCATGAGTGTGGATTACCACAATGCGAGGCGGTTCTGTCAATGGTTCTTCGACAGTTGATGCTAGTCGTGGTCGTGGTCGTGGTCGTGGCTTTATATGCAATTGCCACGGCGGATAGTCTTGTGGAAAAAATTGCAAGTCAGGGCTATGCACAATGTCAAGGACCGTGTTGGACAAAAACAACATCCCCTCCAGCGTCGTCAAATGGCATTCTCTATTTAACTGAAATGGTCTGGAGGATGCATTGTTATACAATCGAACTGCTCGAATCAATACATTCATCACGTTGGGACCAATGGGTTTGCCATTTTCAAAATTACTAGAAATGGCGCAAATTCCGTATTCGATGAATTCATCCAAATCTTCTGTTATATCTTCATCTTCTAGAACCTCTTTGTTTGCTTCCAACATAGTAAATGCGCGATCACACACTTCCATTACGTGCGCATTTCCTCCATTAAAAATGGCGTTCTGATTATTGATGAGTATTCTAACGACGGAGTATAAATCATCCATTATGTTGTTCGTTCGTTCATATTAAACCGAACGAAAAGAAAATGATACAAAAACTTATTTGCCAATATAGTTGCTGGTTGCCGTTCCTCCCGGATTTGCCGCGGCTAGAACCCGGAAAAAGAACGCGTCCAGCGCCTTAATATCCGCCCCCGTCACCGACGAGTCGCTAATGATTGTCTTATTTCCGTTCTTGTAAAACAGGAACACAGGAATTCCGTTCACCATCTTCTTCTGTTTGAGCGAAGCATACAAATCAAATGACTCGTCCACATCGCACTCAATCAGGTCCACATTGGCAGGCAACTGCAGGGATGCCAGGCGCGTGTATTCCGCAATCTGCTTGCACGGCCCGCACCACGTCGCCGTCAACTTCAAGACGGTGTGGTTCGGCGTCTCCGCCAAATGCTGCAAAAACATGGCGCGATCAGCCGAAACGTGCTTGACACGGGTTAAAGATGACATGGGTTGGTTGGTGATTGTTGATATTGATTGTTGGCGATGGGGTGTGTTGTATTACATATGTATCAATAATCATTTAAATGCATTGTGCCCAATAATAACAATCATTAATTCATTCCACAAAATGAACAAAAACACTGCACTCATAGTTGACCCGAGAGATGATGTGCGAATCACGCACTTGATACATGATTTTCAAAAAAAATTAGGACCAGAATGGGTCATCGTGTTTTATTGCGGAAAATCTCTCAAACCCAAAATGGCAGAACACTTGAATCCGGAAGTGGAAGTGAGAGAATTGGACGTGAGCAATTTCAATTCATCGAATGAATACAACGACTTCATGAAACGCAAAGACTTATGGGAATCCCTGTATGGAAATTTCGTTCTAACATTTCAGTTCGATGCATACATCATTAATAAGCCGCCTTACAGTATTCAAACCTTCATCGACATGAACAAAAGTTACATCGGAGGAAACATGGACAGCAATTGGATGGAGCTAAGCAGAGAAAAAATTCACATTAGCATACCTTGCCAAAATTTCAATGGGGGACTGTCGTTGCGAAAACGATTTGACATGATAAGGATAATCAAGACATTCGGCGTGGAGCAAACGACTTCCCCCTCATCCAAAATGCAAACAGACGCAGAAGACGTTTATTTCACCCTGGGGTGTTATTTTCTAGACCTGCCAATTGGAGATGATGAATCATGTTTGCATTTTTGCATTAGCCGAATATTAGTTGACGGTTATTTTGGAGTGCATCAACCAATTCCTGCATTGCTGAAAAGTTCGTCCGAAATCGCCAAACTGTATTGCCCAACCACCAATAAATTCATTTTGTAAAAATCATTCAAAATCATGAAGTGGTGATTTTGGATGATTTATTCGAATAATTGATTTAGAAACTAACACGATACTAACACAACAAATCTCAAATAAACGAAAAATGTCGGGTTGCGAACATTATGTCAGACGATGCAGCCTGGTGGCGCCATGTTGCAACAAAGCGTACGTGTGTCGGCACTGTCACAATGATGCCGAGACACATGAAATGGACCGACACGCGGTCAAAGAGGTGGTGTGCAATGCATGTCATGAACGGCAGCCGGTGTCTCAGACGTGCAAAGCCTGCGGCATCCAGTTCGCCGCCTACTTTTGCGCGACGTGCAACTTCTTTGACGACCGCATCGAGAGAAATTATTATCATTGCGACAAGTGCAGAATTTGCCGGGTCAAAGGCGAACACGATTACGTGCATTGCGACACATGCGGCACATGCGTGTCGGCGCACAACCACAAATGCAAGCGCGAGCAGTTTCACGCGGACTGCCCCGTGTGCCTGGAAAATTTGTTCCATTCCACCAAACAATCATACGCGCTTCCATGCGGGCACACCATGCACGTGCACTGCATGCAGGGGTGCTTTCAACAGAATCAAACCAGTTGCCCCCTTTGTCGCAAATCCATGCTTTTATCGGATGCCTGGTCGAAACACAATGAACTGATGGACGAGCTAATTCGCGAGTTTCCAATGCAGGAGAACCTTGTGTTCGCCATAAAATGCAATGACTGCGAATTTAGCGGGGATGTTCATTACCACCCGTATGGCATGAAATGCGGCGGCTGCGGCGGATACAACACCGCGCGATAGATATAGTGCGAATATTTGGCACTCATCCGACGCAGGTATTATTAATACATGTCAAACCAGAATAACAACTTTTATTGGGTTCCTCTTTACCACATACACATGAACCATCTGCATTTCTTGCTTGACTATCATTTAAACAAAATTGGTAGCATTTTTGTTCATTATTATCACGATACCATCCTGTCGGACACGGTGCAGCAGCCGGTGCAGCAGTGGTTGGCATAGTGGTTGGTACCGGTGGTGTAACACATCCTCCTCCTTGGCGCCACCAATAATTATTGCCTTCCAGTGTATAAGCAGGGGTTTCAAGATCATAATTATTATTCATATAATTGCTAATTAAACTAGGAGTATTTGCGGGAATGGTTGCACCACCCTTTAATGGATTACTTTGTGGCAAATTTGTGCATGCAAACGTACCATCCGAACATGGTGTGCAACCAAAGGATGTTAGATTCGGTGCAGCAGCCGGTGCAGCAGTGGTTGGCATAGTGGTTGATACTGGTGCAGCAGTGGTTGGCATAGTGGTTGGTACTGGTGCAGCAGTGGTTGGCATAGTGGTTGGTACCGGTGAAGCAGTGGATGCAATCGTTCTTGCTGAGTTAGTGTGATGCGGAACCGAACTGCATTCTTTTTTGCATTGTTCAATGGAAGCATACTCTCCGCTGGGGTCGAGCTTGCATTCTTTTAATGCATGTGTCATCACGCACGAATAATTTGTTTGGCTGGGTCCCGGCTGAGGGCCTGGTCCCGGCTGAGGGCTGGGTCCCGGCTGAGGGCTGGGCGGATAATGATGTCCATGATGTCCATGATGATGATGATGATGGGGGGGAGCGGGCTGAGGGCCTGGTCCCGGCTGAGGGCTGGGTCCGGGGCCATAGCAGTTGGAACCGCGCTCATTGCTTGCGGTCACGCCATCGGGGCAGCACCCGAATTCGGTTCCAGCGCATCCACCCACGTCCTGTGGGTTGTAAGGACGAGGGCGAGGGCGATGGCGAGGTTTGTGTCGTCGGCGCGGGTCTGGTGCTACATGTTTGCCCTTGGAGGGGTTCAAACCGAACACATAAAGCAAAATGGTGGTGACGTAAGTCATCAAAATGAAAGGAATGAACACGATGAACCATGAGAGAATGGTCAATCCGCCAATGCACAACTGATTCAATAGAATCGTGAAAACAATCATGACAATGACCTTCAAAAAGGCGCTGTTTTGTTGCCCTCTAAATAAATCAATCACAATCTGGATGACCGAAAATCCAAGATACAACACTGCTGGTGGGCACAACGAGTCTACTATCATTGTTGTCAATTATAACCAATTAAGCAATATAACATATGCGAATATATTATTTTGCATCATGATTCATTATCTCTTGAATTCGTTCAGTGGGATGATTTTGTTTTTTGTTTCTTTGCGAATTTGGCAACACCATTCTTAAATGCACCCACGATTTCCCCCACTTCATCATTCACATATTCATAAATGTCGCCGTTCATTTCATCATCAGTGACATATGTTTTCCCTTTAATTTCCACTTCAAACAATTCAAGCTCTTCTTCTGCCTCTGCCTCTGCCTCTGCCTCTGCCTCTGCCTCTGCCTCTGCCTCTGCCTCTGCCTCTGCCTCTGCTTCTGCCTCTGCCTCCGCCTCTGCCTCTGCCTCCCTCTCTGCC